TACAATTGACGAAGGGAAGCATGCTGGAACTGTGGGCGTTGGCGGTCTAATTCTTGGAAAAATACCTGTAGATACAGCGAATGAAAGGAACGCTTATTACGAGCAGCAGACTGAAAATCAAATGAATGCTGTAGATAATAATCTCATGCGTGAGAGCGATCCTAGAATGCCGATAACTCAAGAACGTAAGAGTAAGGTATCCTTTGGTGTTTCTAGTAAAAATGATTAACTTTGATTGTGTTTAAGGAGAACTAAAAAATGGCAAACTTAGATGCCCCTTTTGGACTCCGTTATGTACGGAACCTACAGGGTAATTACTACTCTTCAGGTCAGTCTCGCTACAGAATAACAACTGCAGCTACGGCTAACGCTACTAACATCTACCAAGGTGACATTGTCACTCAAGGTACTGGCGGTAACGTGACTCGTATTGCGAGAGCTAGTGGAGGTGGTGCTACTGGCACTATTATCCTAGGCGTATTTAACGGATGTTTTTATACAGACCCAACTACTAGCAAGCCAACATGGAGCAATTACTGGCCCGGAAACGCAGCCACTGATGCAGTAGCTTTTATTTTTGACAGTCCTATGGATGTGTTTGAAATTCAAGCTGACGATACTTTCCCTGTTGCAGACTTGTTTGGTAATTTCGACATTGTTGATAACACTGGAGTAGGAAGTGAAGCGAGTGGTCTTTCGTACCTTGAGCTTGACGTTACTACTGGTGCAACAACAGCGGCATTGCCATTAAAAGCCCTGGATATCTCGTCAGATCCTGAGAATTCAGATGTAACTACAGCCAATACTAACGTGCTTGTCACCATACAGAACCATCTGTTTGGCCAGAAGCAAGTTGGTTTAGCGTAAAGGAGGCTGAATAGATGGCAATTTCACGCGCACAACTAGCTAAAGAACTTGAGCCCGGCTTAAACGCTTTGTTTGGCATGGAGTATGATCGTTACGAAAACGAACATGCAGAAATCTTTGATACTGAATCTTCAGATCGTGCATTTGAAGAAGAAGTAATGATCGTCGGCTTTGGCAATGCATCCACTAAGGATGAAGGTCAAGGCGTACAGTACGATAGCGCAAGCGAAGGTTTCACCGCTCGTTACACTCACGAAACTATAGCCCTTGCATTCTCCCTTACGGAAGAAGCAGTGGAAGATAATTTGTATGACCGCCTTGGCGCTCGATATACAAAGGCTCTTGCACGAAGCATGGCCCACACTAAGCAAGTAAAAGCTGCAAACGTATTGAACAATGCGTTTAACGCAAACTTTGCTGGAGGTGACGGTGTATCTTTAATCAACACTGCACACCCTCTCTCTAATGGTGGAACTATTGCTAACCGGGCGGTAACACAGGCGGATCTTAACGAAACGTCACTGGAAAACGCTTTGATCAACATCTCAACTTTCGTTGATGATCGAAACATGATCTTGGCCCTTCGGGGAACCAAGTTGATTGTTCCGCCTCAACTTCAGTTTGTTGCTGATAGGCTGCTCGATACCCCAGGAAGAGTTGGAACGGCAGATAATGACATCAACGCAATCAAGAATATGGGACTGTTGCCAGAAGGCTACTCAGTCAACCATTTCTTGACGGATACTGATGCATTCTTCCTGATGACTGACTGTCCCGATGGGTTTAAGCATTTTGAAAGAACTCCGATTACCACTTCTATGGAAGGTGATTTCGATACAGGTAATGTTCGCTACAAAGCTAGAGAGCGTTACTCCTTCGGATTCAGCAACCCAAGATGTGTCTTCGGATCTCAAGGCGCTTAAAAGGTTTCACATGAAACCATGAAGAAGGGGGCATATCTTGCCCCCTTCTTTTTTATGTAGTATAAATACCCTATCCCTGACAGGTGCAATACCGCGCCTGACATTAGCCTAGACAGGAGATACACATGGCGAATACAACTTTTAGCGGTCCCGTCCGTTCCGAAAACGGTTTTGAAACCGTATCTAAAAATGCAGCTACTGGTACGATTACCATTACCAGCGGCAACAAAATGATTAATGAAGCTGAAGGCGGTGCTGGTATAGAAGGCGCAGCAGCAGTTTACGTTACTCAGGTTGAGCGTTTTAAAAGCGATACTGCTACCAACGTAAACATTGTTAAGACTACTATTATTATTGATCTAACCGGCCTTACAAAAAGTTCTACTGTTGGAGACATTATTGGTAGGGATGGTGCGGGTGTTGCTTACTTTGCGCGTGTTACTACCGCAGACCAAGGTGTAATCTTTGGCATTCAAATGACCTGTCTTGAGGTTCCTTCCGCAGGTAACGGCGATATTGATATCTTCTCTGCTACAGAAGGTACAGGCGTAGAAGATACAGCTATTGGGGATCTTACAGAGTCTCAGATTACTAACGGCGGTGCATTGGTTGCTGGAAGTATGGTGGCTGGCGGTGCAATAGCCGCTGATCAGTTCCTGTACTTAGTTAACGCACAAGGTGCTGGCGCAGGTACTTATACTGGCGGTAGGCTTCTTATCGAAATTACTGGACATGACGTAGCTACATAAATAAGGGGGTAGATTATGTCTTCTGACATTCAATCAACATTTATATCTTCAGCGGTAGCTAATGCAACGGTAATATCGGCAGCGGCAGGTGTAGCTAATAACGCTGCACTTGTGCTGACGGCTAGTCCTTACATCCAAGATGCTGCAAGAAAGATTACCATAACTTCGGCTGGGAATGATTCTGGCATATCGTTTACCGTTGTAGGCGTAGACTCGACAAATGTAGCAGTTACTGAGACTGTTGCAGGGATAAACGCTGGAGCAGCTACTAGTGCTAATCACTATAGTTCAGTTACTTCTATTACAGCCGTAGGTGATCCTGCTGGTAATGTAAGCGCAGGCACCTCAAACGATATAAATGCTCCTATATTTAGGGGAAGGTTTCGTTTGAAAGGCATGTATGCAGTGAACACTGCAACCGCTGGAACTGTTACTTTTCGAGAAACTAATACGACAGGCGTTATTCGGTTACAGTTTAATACGCTAGGCTCTGCTTCAAGTTCAGAATATCCTGATATACCAGATGATGGGATATTGTTTCTTGAAGGCGGATACTTAGATTATTCTGCAGTCCATATGTCTTCTATAACTTTGTTCTATGCATAAGAACTACTAGACGGAAACTAAGCAATGGCCACATCAGGAACTAGAGACTTTGAGCCAGATGTTGCGGAATACATTGAAGAGGCATTTGAAAGATGCGGCTTAGAATTCCGCACAGGTTATGACGGGGTTACCGCAAGGCGATCCCTTAACCTTCTGCTTGCTGATTGGTCAAACAGGGGGCTTAACCAGTGGACTGTTACAAACACAGAAACCATACTGACCGAAGCCGATCAGTTTATTGACTTGTCTAACAGTACAATTGACGTTCTTGATGTTATTTTAAGAAGAACGTCTGGAGGTACAACTACTGATATAGCAATGCAACAAGTAGGTAGATCTGAGTATTGGAATATTCCAAGCAAGGATACTAAAGCTCGTCCTACCCAGTGGTTTCTAGATAAGCAAATTACCCCTAGATTATATATTTGGCCTGCGTCACAAAACAGTACGGACAAATTAGTTATTAATAGGTTGGTAAGAATTGAAGACGCAAATGCAAGCGTCAATACAACAGACATGCCCTTTAGGTTTTATCCGTGTTTAGCTGCAGGCTTGGCATATTACATTGGGTTGAAAAAAGCGCCAGACAGAGTGTCAATGTTAAAAGGTATTTATGAAGAAGAGTTTCAACGAGCAGCAGACCAAGACGCTGGCACAACTTCTTTAAAAATAACCCCAGGCCTCTTTTCTATTAGGAGAGCCTGATGGCATATGCGGCTGGCAAATATGCTCTTGCCATATGCGATAGATGTGGCTTTGAAAAAAAGTATTCTAAGTTAATAAAGGAATGGACCGGGTTCATGGTCTGTTCCGAATGCTATGAGCCAAAAAGCCCACAGCTAATGACTCCTAGAAATGTCTCAGATCCTGAGGCTTTAAAAAATCCTCGGCCTCCAACAAATGTAGAAGAGCAGCGAGATATTCAATATGGCTTTGACCCAGTTGGGTTTATGGGTGACGAAGCTTTAACGCCAAATCCGTTGCGCGGTAATGGGCAAGTTGGTGAGGTGACAGTAACATGAGCTTTACATATGCAACTTTAAAAACAGCAATTCAAAATTACTGTGAAACAACAGAAGCTACTTTTGTATCTACGCTTCCCACCTTTGTAAAAGAAGCCGAAGAAAGAATACTAAAGAATGTTGAAATGCCAGTATTCAGAAAAAATCAAACTGGCACGATTAGCAATGGAAATATTTACTTAAAGACACCGGATGATTTTTTATCGCCTTACAGCCTAGCAGTA